GAAGGACAAGGATGTGAGTGTCAACAATCTACTTAGGAGTTTTACCCAACATATCTTTTAATGATGGAGCAAATACTTTAACATCTCTTCTGATTTTTTCAGCAGTTGTTGAAGTGTTTGGATCATCTATGTCGGCTTGCATAGCTTCTTCAGAGTCATATTCTTGACCAGTATCAATATTCGTTAAGGTTGTCTCTGTTTTTACTTTGTATCTAGGAATGACTCTACCGTCCTCCATAGTTACTGTTCCTATTTGTTCAGCAGGTTCAATTATCGGCATCTTCTCTCCAATTAATATTAAAACTTAAAATAACTCTATCTTCTTTAGACTTATTTATTTTAACTTCATGTTGTAACCATGATGGGAAAAAAATCAATAAATCTTTTTTTGGCTCCCAACTTACACTGTGAGCGAGATGTATAGAGGCTTCTTCGACTTTTGGAGGTGATAATACCTCTGCTTGTGGTTTAGGCTCTAGAAACACTAAATTACCGCTTTTTTCGGGTACTTTTAGATAGTATACTCCAGACAAATAATTGTAAGGATGTGTGTGGACATTATTTCTAGATCCAGGTGAATTAATCATACCCCACAATCCCGTCATCTCAGGAACATATTTATCTTGAATACCTAAATGACCAAAACATTCTTTTGCACTGTACAGAATATCACCCACAATCGGTTTAAATTCTTCGTCTTCGTAAAGATCGTCACTGCTATGCCAGCCTCCTACGTTTGACCTAGGCATACCTTCTGCATCTTTAGCTTTTAACTCATAAAGTCGATCTATTAAATGATCGTGGCCCGTAACTGATGTTTCTATCATAACAGGAGTTATAAATAATGACTGTAATTCCATATTAATCCTTTCTAAAGTTGACCTTTCGTTACCTCCATAAAACTTACAATTATGTGAACTTGATTAGCAGCATTGGCTTGTGCTTTTAAAACATCAGACTCTTGTAATACAAGAGGCTGAGATAATAATTCTGTTGTAGTATTTGTTGCTACACTTTTAGCTTTAAATAGTTCAAAGGTGGCAGATGACCTAAGCACTTCTAAGTCCACAAGTGTAGTGCTACCTGAATCATTACAAACTAAAATAGATTTTACTACATCGGTTGTAGGTGGCACAGGTGGCGTAGCACCAGGGTCAGCTGTGGGAACTGTTAATATGGTTGTTAGATCTGTAGTCGTTAGATCAACCATTGCGCTTTTAAAAGTATTAGCCAAGGAAAAAAGTCTCCGATTCTGTTTCTTCTTTTAGGTCTTGTTGAAAGTTTGTATTAAGTAAAAAAACTATTTGTTCAAGTAACCTAATCATTTGATCAAACTGACCAGGGTCATATTCTTGTGTAGCATTAGGTAATCTAGTTATATTAATTTTTGCCATTATCTTCTTCCGTCAGCTCTCATTTCAAGTTTTTGTGATCCCAATCTCCATGGTGTATCATCTACTGTGTTAGTGGTATATCTAATTTTTACTGCTCTACCTCTACCTCTTACACTTATTTTCTCAGTGGTGCTAGTTATAGATCCACTGGTCTGTACGTTTGATGACGATTGAGGATACTGCTCTAAGGTTAATTGTGCTGTCATTGTATTAGTTAGATTATCAAAGTCAGGAACTAATTTGCTTATTGACATTAATTGATCTCCGTCAGCTATTTCTACAGATCCAGTCTCTAAAAATGCAGTTATGGCTGTGCCATCTGCTTGATTATTACCAGTCTCATGTTCAAATATAGATGACGCACCAGCAGTCAGACCAAGTATACTTGTGGCATTTGCAGTTGCAGATGCACTATATTCTGTGGCTATTGGTTTTTCATAAACATATGCGCCTAACCAGGTAGTTCTTGCAAGATTTATTGTATACCAAGTGCCTTCTAAATAGTTATAAGCAACAGCTCTGTCTATTTGTGTAGCGTTAGCTGAAGGATAATACCAAATTATTTCGTTAAAAGCCGTATTAAGACCAACAGCAATATCGTTTTTATTTGTGTAACTTAGATCATCAAAAACATAATCTTGAACAGAACAAGGCATTTTTTTGACAACACCATCAAAAAGATAAAAGGCATTATCTGACATCCAATAAGCTACACCATTTACTTCTATTGCTGCATGTTGTGCTATCAAGCCAGCGTTAGCACCAAGTTGTCTAAGACCAAATGTAAAAGGTGTGCCAACAAATTGTATTCCGTGTAATGACGTGTCTGTCCATACTAGTATTTGACCTGTTGATTTAACAGCGCCAACTATTCTAGACCCATCTGTAATTCTCAAAGATCCTGCTTCGTTTGTAGCTACAGGTGTGTAATCTGTTGCATCTTCTCTATCTGAAAATCTAAATAATAAATCGTCTTGTGTAGCCGTATTACCAATTGTGGTTTCTGTTCCAAATATCAATAAATGTCTAGTGTCTGTAGAAACAATACTAAATCTTGAAGCGGTCGGTGCGTTTGATAAGGCAGTAGCTCTGTTTACTAAACCACCTGAAGTATCCCAGATAAACGTACCACCATCTAAAACAGTTGCTATTAAATCCTCACCAAAATTATCTAGTGACCAGTTTCTACCTTCCACAACAACATTAGATGAAGATCTTGGCGTGTCCCAAGTGCTAGCTCCCCATGTCTCAGTTCCCCAACCATAACCGTATGTTGACGATGTTGGACCAGGATTTATTTGATAGCTTGCGTCTGTAGAACCACCACCTGCTGCTGTTGTACCAGATGCATTTGTGCCAGCATTTATTGTGTAGGTATTGCTTGTCGGGACAGTCAATATTTCAAACTCGTTATTAAAATCTATACCATCAACAACATTTGTAGATGATCCATTATCAAAAGTTACAAAAGCACCTACCTCCGCCTGATGTGCGTTGTCAGTGACTGTAACTGTTGCAGAGCCACTTGATGTGGCAAAAGGATTTGTAAGACTAGCAGTTCTTCTTATGGGTGTAATGTCATAAATCTTACCTTCAGAAAAAATATATAATTTTCTGTCTGTACCTAACCCTAAATATCTTGTGCCATCTAAACCTATCCAAGAGTGAGTATCTCTCACGGCTCCTACTATTGTCACATTAGGATTTGGTAAATTTACCCATCCTCCCCATCTCTCTGGTTTACCATAATGAAATCTTACAAAATCTGAATCGACGTATTTACGCTCATCACCAGCTGAATATGCTGTATCCTGCTTATCAATGCCTGGACGAAACTTTAAATCTACTAGTTGCATAGGTTGTTTCTATCAAAATTGACCAATTAATGCAATACGAGGTATTCCATCTTTAGAATTCCAGGTCAGAGGCGAGTGCCAAACGCCAGTAGGAAACAAAATAGCTCTGTTTTTAAGGAAACCTACATGCGTATTTAAGAAAAATTCATTACCTTGTTTTACATAAAACCCTGTGCCTTTATTTATGTCTACAGGTCCATCAATATAAATTAGTATTTGACTGTCAGTTTTGCCTTTATCCTCACCATAGGCCTCATCACTGTGCACATAGGGCTCCTCAGTTCTAGATTGTAAAGTATAACTAAGTAGCCTAAATTGTTTTATTTTGAAAAAGCTTTTTTTGTTTATTAAATCTATTAAAATACCCGTTAGCTCGTCCTCTGGATGCACAAGATTACTAAACCACAAGTGATCTCCTTCTCTTTTTGAATCCATAAGATCCCCACTACCCCAATTCATGTTGGGTATTGACTCTACAATTTTTTTGTAAATATCTTCTGGAAAAAAATTGTCTACTATGTGTATATTAAAAGCTGAAGATTTCATTTTTTAAATTGTGTAGATACGTTACCACGAAAAGCATAATTACCATAATGAGTCATACCACTCACAATATCTGCGTATATTTTGCCGCCCATATTTTGCCATAAACGACAGAAAGCATAGTCCTCTGAAAGATATCTTTTAGTTTCTGGCTCAATCATGGTGTCAAAAAAAGTGTAATTCCAATCCGATGTTTTATGGTAATCAAATTCTTTGTCGTGAGATTGGTTTATATGCTGGTCAGGAACAAACTTCAACTCTGGATACTGCTTTGCCATTCTTACAAACACATCTCTTTTAATTAACATAAAACCAGTTGGACCGTCCATGACCTCTATAAAACCTTTTTCTAACAATATTTTTTTAGGATTTTTTACATTTAAATTATATTGTAAAGAGGCTGCCAGCAACTCATCTTCGGACATTTCTGGGTCTTCTCTTAATTTTTTTTTAACTTTAATCCAATCTATCGTTTTTCTAGGATAGATTCCTGTTACAACATCTTTGTCGTAATCAAGCATTTTTATCACAGACTCTGGATTAAAAGCTAAATCAGAATCTATAAACAAAAGATGTGTATAATCACCGTCCATAAAGAGTTGAACCAAGGTATTTCTAGCTCTAGTAATTAATGATTCATTACCAATTGTTCCAAACTGTAATTCTATTTTTTTACTCGCAGCTAAAGCCACAAGCAGCATGCAGCTTTTAAAATAGTCTGCTGTAATCATACCTCCATAACAAGGAGTGCCAATAAATATTTTACTTTGTTGCATAAGGATCCCATTGTTCAAGATAATCACCTTCAAAATTAGTAGCCAAAGTAATTCTAGTTTCATCACTTGTGTTTGCTGACACCGAATGTGACTGACACCCAGAAAAAAAAATGACACTACCCTCTTTCGGTTTTACTAATTTAATATTGGAATCTTCATTTTCTCTACGTAACCTAAACCTGTCATCCCTATGGAAAAAAAATTCACTAGGAGAATTATCTGATGAAACGTAGTAGACAGCGGAAAGCAAAGTATTATGTATATGTTGATGTGCAAATTGATTTTTCTCATACCAATTTATCCAACCGTCCATAGGTTTTAATCTAGGTGCCTCCCAGCCCTCCTGCTCTATTGCTTGTTGAATTGTGCCAGCAATTATTTGCAAGATATTAAGAACGGCAGGATACCTAAGAAATGAATCCCAAGCTGTTTTATGTGCTTGCACGGGTTTGTTTTCTAAATTTTCTGTGCTAAAATTGTGTATTGATTTATTTTTTTCAATTAACACTATGTTTTCTACTTCTTTCTTCCAATGCTCATGATCTGGCATCATAAAAGACCAAACGTAGTCTGTAAAAATTTCTTGTTTATCAACTTTAATTTCCATATTTTCCTCCAAAAAAACCCACTGATGCAATAATTCTAGGGGTTGATGATATTGATTTATGTCTGATGCCTTTTGGTATGTGTAAAAGATCACCGTGCTCTAGCGTATAATCTTTTTTAGTGTCTGTTATTCGGTAAATGGTTTTACCATGCATGCCAATTAAAAATACATCCTCTGTATCGACATGTGACATCCCCGTGTTTGTTACTAAAGAAAAAAATAAATCAACTCCATCTCTTGTTTCAGACGTATACTTAAATATTTTACTAAAAAAATCTAAAAAAACAAAAAAATCAGCATTAGTTTGATGTACATCTTTTACTTGCCATGTAGCATTAAAATTTAAAAAATTACTTTTGTTAACTACATTTAAAGAATAATCATCGATTAAAGTTGAAAGAGTATTAAAATTAAAATTTTGTAAGTTTTGTGTAAAATTTTTTACGTAAGTAATTTTCTTACTTTTAATTCTATTAATGTCTTTTTTATTTAGTAGCATAGTCCACTTTTAAATACTCTATCTTTCTTACCCATCCTCTTGGTATTGCTATGGCACCACCGCCATGATTATCATCTTTATCTATACACCAAGATCGCATAATTACAATCTTATCATCGTTATTTACAACCATGTAACCAACTTCTTGGCACACGGCCAACGGAGCATCAATTATATCTTTTACAGGTAACCACCCAGTTTCCATATCTTTTGCATCTAACCAGGTAATACGGACCATTGGAATTTTATCTATGTTCATGATATGGTCAATCTACCCTTGTTAAAAGATCTTTCTTTTTGATGCTTACCAAAAGTCCCTTTGGCAAAGACTTCAAATGCTAAACAAAGTCTAGGGTTTGTTGTTGTGTGTGTACCCATCGAGTGCTCTAATCTAGCGTCAAACATTATCAAATCATTTTTTTTAGGAAAATAATTTATTTTTTCTTCGTTATATTCATTACTAAATTCATATGTGTATTTTAAATGTTGGTAATTATATCTTTTTTGAAAACTAATTGAGTCAGTGCCCTCATCCAAATTTAAATATAAAACCCCAGTAAAAAAAGAGTTTTGATGATCGTGAAAAAAACCACTAGGATGAGCTTTGTCTATATTTATCAACCAAGATCTTGTTACATAAAATTTTAAATCTTTACTAATTTTAAGAATGTCTGATGTAAATTTTTTAACATGAAAATTAATTTGTTTTTTTATATCTGCAAAAGCATCTTTATCAAGAATGTTATCATCTGTTGAATATCTTTGGTCGTTTTCAGAAAAATTTATATTTGAGATATCATAACTTTCTATATTTAAATTATCTTTATAAACTATCTCAGGGAATATTTTAAAAATCATTTTTCATTGTAAAAAATATTTAAAGTATATCTTTTAGAACTATCACCAAAGGATTGTAAATCACTGTGCCAAATTTTACTACCATTAAAAAACAAAGCTCTGTTTTCTACAAATCCTATGTGAGAAGATAATTGACCATTATTCATAAATCCTGTACCATTATTTAAAAGAGGATCTCCTTTTACAAAATAAAGAAAATTAGCAACATTATCTTTTTCAGTGTCTACATGAAAAAGTGGCTCTTTGTCGTTGTTTCTAAGGTGAGCACTAACAGATATTGGTTGTAAGTTTCTGTGTGGAAAAAAATATTTTTTTATCAAAGCTAACAATGGATCAGAGTGAAAACTATGTGGAAAGGTATGTCTATGACCGTAAACTTGTCCTTCGTTATTTTTAACCTCGCTATAATTAATTTTTAAAAATGTTTCTTGCAATGCTTCCAAACTCTCTTGGCTAAGAAAATTATCAACGTACATTACAAAATTAGTGTTTTTATTATGTTGCATTATTTTTGTTGAAAGTCTGCTGCTTTAGGTACTAATTTTAAATTAAAAGATACAGATCTTCTTTCTTCATCTGGTGTTCTAAAAGGGTAAACCATGTGTGTCAGCCAAGATGGAAACATAAATATATCACCAACCTCTGGTGAATGCTGTAATTTATGGCCACTAAATGTTTTTGGATCACCGCACATAAAAAGTATGTCACCGACACTGGGATAATGATCTTCTGCTTTTCTTTCTTTATTAATGCTCTTTGGCATCTTTGTATAAAAAACTCCTGATAAATCACCATCGTGCATATGTGCAGGGTTAAAGTCTCCTGCCCACTGGCTCACGGCCCACATTGACTCTACTACCATCTTGTCGATTTTCTCAGCTTGTAGTGTTTCACTAGCTGGGGGTATGCTTAAATATTGTTTTACCATCTCACCAATTAAAAATACTAATTGCTGACCTTCTTTATCAATCCACTCTGGGGGCATACGAACTTCTTGTTTTACGTTACCTGCTAAATTTGGTGACCAGTCCCATTGTTTAGCTAATTTTGGGTCACCTAACAGTTCATCACACTTTTCGTTAACCGTATTGACTATAAAATCAGGAACTTTTCCCTTTATAACTGTTGGACCAAAAGGTCTGATAGCATCAAATTTTAGTTTTATTTCTTTCTGCATGCGGATCTCCTCCATTTATCTATTGTCATATAACAATTATTTGCCTATAAATATAGAATTAATTGGCTTTTTATTTCAAGCGTAGCCTTCTTGCCATAAACAATCACATAAATTGCATTAAAGGAGATTATGCTAAAAGGATTAAAAGGTATATTAGAAAAAGGTCTTCAGATAGCAGCGCCTATTATAGGTAACGCAATACTGCCTGGCGGTGTTGGTGCTGGGATAGGATCTGGACTAGCTTCACTACTTACAGGTAACAAACCACAAGATGCTTTAATGGCTGCTGGCATAGCAGGATTAGGTGCATCAAGATTTGGTTTTGGAAAAGGGCCTGTTCAAACAGGATCAAGTCAAGCCATGGGCGCAGATATTCGCGCTGGTAATGAGATGTTGAATTTTAATAGAAGAGCACCAAAACCTAACATATTTTCTAGAGTTGGTAGTGCTTTGTTCGATTCTGAAACAAAAAAGCCCACGGCTCTCG